ACAAGGTGGTTGATCGTTATGTAGATGTAGAAGGTGACTGTAACATAGGTGGTCTGGGTCTAGTTGAGATTCCCGTACAGTTTCGTGTAGTTACAGGAAATTTCGTCTATGATAACAACCACCTCACGTCACTAGAAGGAGCTCCTGTTAGTGTGGGTGGTAGTTTCTACTGTCACCACAACCTCCTCACGTCACTTCGTCGCGGCCCTCGAGATGTAGGTGGAGATTTCTTCTGTAGCCACAACCTCCTCACGTCACTAGAAGGAGCTCCTGTTAGTGTAGGTGGAGTTTTCTACTGTAACAACAACCTCCTCACGTCACTAGAAGGAGCTCCTGTTAGTGTAGGTAGAGATTTCTACTGTAACAACAACCACCTCACGTCACTCAGAGGAGCTCCTGTTAGTGTAGGTGGTCGTTTCCACTGTGACCACAACCAACTCACGTCACTAGAAGGAGCTCCTGTTAGTGTAGGTGGTGGTTTCTACTGTAACAACAACCACCTCACGTCACTCAGAGGAGCTCCTGTTAGTGTAGGTGGAGTTTTCTACTGTGACCACAACTCCGTCGAATTCACGGAAGCTGATATCAAACGAGCCATGGAACAGAGTAGACGTAGTAGTGTTGAAAGTGTGATAGATGGGCTGGTGGGGCAATGCCTGACGTAAAGCCTTGCACGAGAGGGTCAGCAGCAGATTCGCTTCTGGGTTGTGCTGCCATGAAGAAGGCATTGGAAGAAGCTGCCTTCACGGAAGAGGGATTTCCTCTCAAGCCAAAGTTTCCAAGTGCCACTGAAGTAGAGAACATCTACAATCTTACAAAGGGGTACTCTCGACAGTTCTTCCCGATCATTCCTTACAAGCGACTCCTCACACAGGTTAGAGAACTCGATGAGATCCACGGGGAAATCGCTGAACCGCAGAAACGATGGACCCCAAAGGTTGGAGTTCGCGCTTTTGTTGTACCATCAATCATTACCCAGCCGTTGACAAAGCTTGGAGTTGAAGATGTGCGAACGGCAGAGTTGCAAATCACTGTTCCTGATCTCATCAGTGCCGGTCTAGCTACGCAAAATCCTGATACTTACGAAGTGACTATGGTCGGAGGGATCGGTGATCACTTCTGGTATCACTACAAGGAGTACGAGATTGATACTTGTGTTCCTTCCGCATGGTGGGGTAATACAGACATTGCTCTCTACTTCCAGATGAAGGCTCATCTCTATCAGCCGCAGTCGGTTGATGTTGTAGGTCCATAACTATCCAGTTGAACTCCTTTCCCTGAGTATAACTATTTGTACCATCAAACTAGTACTTGCTCACTAGTACGAGGCAGACAGTATGTTCGGGTTCGAGACACAGTCAACTGATCACCGACCTCCTGAAACGACTGTGTCGTATGAGAAGAAAAAGCTTCCTACGATGCTGTTGCAGGCCGCCCGGGATCAGCTTATCTTTCGTATTCGGAATCGACTCGGATCCCTGCTCGTCACTGATGACATGAAGATCATCTATCCTTTCTTGAAGGATCTGCCAAAGACACTCAAGGATTACATGTCTTGTCTCAAGGTTGATCAACAAGGCGAGCCCGGCGACTGCACAGTTGTTCTGGTGGTTGATAGGGCAAGGTTGGAGCGGCTTGGATACCCGGCGAATCTTGCAGACATTTTTGAGTACGGAAATCAGACGATGCCTCCGTGTACACACATCCGCACAGTAAAAACCGGATTCAGCCATTTGGCTACATTGATGAAGAAGCGAGTGATGGCAGAATGCAAAAGTTCGTAGAAAAGTACAAGTTGTGGCTCGACCGAGAGCTGAAAGCACTCAGGTGCTCCAGATGGCCTGAGGCTGCAATTCTGCTTTCTCGATTTCAGTGCCTTGAGTTGAGAGAATCTCTCTTTGGTGCTCTGGACCACTCAACCAAGCTGAACGCGGTTTTTGTTGAGTTCTCGAATGAGCGCCAGAATCTCCGTTGGTTGGAAAAGCTCGTTCATGAGAGTAGCAAGTGGAAGCTTCTCTTTGAGTCGACCATTCGGGCAACGCAGATGAGTCAAGAGGAGATAGTTGAGGCGCTTGTTGAATCTCAGATCGACATTGAATTTGCCGTGAACTTGTCATGAGTGAAGACGTACCAAAGCGCTACGTGCAGATGTTTGCAAACTATGATAAGTCCATGGTTCAGAAGGTCCACTCTCTTCAGCTAAGAACACAGGACGCGGCCAAGCAAGATGTCTACTACGGCATTCCTTCTGTGTTTGCCACACCAGAGCGGGCGTTTGCTCAGATCAGGAAGCAGATTGCGCGAAAGCGAGGTTTGCCTGAAGAAAAAGTTACAGCCTTCCCGCTTCCAATCGCTTCGATTGCTCGGCTTGAGCAGAAACTCGATCTGTCTAGATACGTGCGGTTCAATTTTTCGAGGCTCACGTGGATTCCAAACTGGCAGAAGTACTGGGGAATGGTGAGGCCGAGTCCGTGGGACATGATCTACCAGGTTGACATCTGGGCACGACATATTCACGAACTTGATGATCTCACGACGCAACTCGTCCTGTGGTTGAGAGCAGATGAGTTGTACCTGACTGTAGATCATCCAGTTCCGATGGGCCAGAGAATCGTGTTGACCCAGTTCATGGGAATGACTGATTCTTCCGGTCTTGATACCGGAACGGAGGAAAAACGAACCCTTCGTCGTACCTTTTCTTTCGTAGTACACGGTTGGATAGTTCATGACCCCACAGAAGTTACACTCATTGATCGAATCATTATCGACCTGTACGACAACATCGATGAACTGGATCCTACATGGCTTGAGAGGATTGTCGTGCCGGAAAGCGAGAAAGGGAACCAGATGGGCTCGATAAATACGTCACTCTACGGCGTTTTGATTGTCGGTGTTGCTGAAGCCGGCAAGACGTACGGTAACTTTATCGTCCCTGCTACTGCTTCCATTACGGGCATGCAAGTTAACTGTCTCGGTCGAGTTCCGACAGGAAGTGATCTGATCTTCAAGCTTGTCGTCAACGGGTCAGTGGACGATGATCGAAAGCTCACACTTATGGATGGGGAGCAGAAGGATTCAGTTATTTTTGGCTATCCACTTTCGGTCATGGCCGGTGACGTGTTGTCTGTTTATGTTTCACAAGTCGGGTCGACAGAGCCAGGGGATTGGCTTGAAGTGAGATTTGACGCATCGTTGTCTGTTAGTTAATCAAAAAGAAGGAGTTAGCCATGGTAATCGTTAGTCCAGGTGTCTATAGCAGGGAAGTTGACTTGAGTTTGTACACCCCTCAGCTCGCAACGGCCATCCTGGGTCTTATCGGGACCGCTTCAAAAGGTCCGGTGAATGAGGTCACTCTCATCACTGATGAGGGTCAACTCGTTGACACCTTTGGACCGCCTTCGGGGCAGCATTATGCCCTGTTTGCGGCAGTGCGGTTCCTGAGAAAAGGAAACCAGCTCAAGTTTGTCCGGGTGGCAGACTACGATATCGAGGCCACTGGTACGATTAAGGACCAAACTCTCGCCGATGCCTTCTCGGTTCTGGCTGTGAGCTCCGGTTCTTGGGGGAACAACATCTCCTTACTGGTTGGTAGCGGAACCGATGCGGGCACCTACAAGATTACCGTTCTCTACAACGGAATGTCTGCGGAAGTGTATGACCTCTTGAAGGTCGGCCCGCTGAACGTTGATGACGTCAATTACATCATGACCAGAATCAATGGTATCAGTGAGTACATCTCTGTGACGGCCCTTGCCAGTTCGACAACGCTCGACTCCGGGACGGTGACTCTTTCTGGTGGCGATGACGGGGCACCCGCACAGGTTTCTGACTACATCGGCAGTGTTGGTGATCCGCCGACGATTCCAGCAACGGGATTGCAGCTGTTTGCTAATCCCGAGACTGAGGACGTCAACGTCATTGCAGTGCCAGGAATCAGTCACCGCTCGGTGATCTCCGCCATGCAGACGTTGTGCGAGAGCAGAGCAGACTGCATCTACATTACTGCTCCGCCGTATGGCAAGACAGTGAAGCAGGCAGTGGCTTGGATGAACGGTCTTGGTGGCGGTCCTGAAGATCCCCTCACGTCGATCAACAGTTCCTACGGAGCAGTGTTCTATCCGTGGATCAAAGTTTATGATGGTTACAGTGACTCCGAAGTCTGGATTCCACCTGATGGTCACGTTGCGGGTGCGATTGCCTTCACTGACTTCGTGGCCGATCCGTGGTGGGCGATACTGGGCCTGAACAGAGGCCTCCTCAGTGACGCCCTCAATGTCGAGTACTCCGCTACTCAGGGCGAGCGAGACTACATGTACTCGAATGGCAACTCATTGAATCCAATCATCAACATGGCCGGCCAGGGAATTGTCATCTGGGGCCAGCGCACAGCCCAGCGACAGCCGACGGCTCTTGATCGCATCAACGTCCGCCGCTTGCTGCTGTACATGCGGAAGGCAATCGCAACGGCGACGCTGTCGCTTGTTGGTGAGCCTAACGATGAGGACACTTGGTCCCGTTTCCGCCTCCTGGTCAGTCCGATCATGGAGGAAATCAGAGGTCGCCGGGGCATCACTGACTATCAGGTCGTGTGCGACGAAACTACGAACACTGCGGCCCGGCGTAACCGGAACGAGATGTATGCGAAGGTCATGTTCAAGCCCACCAAGACTGCGGAGATGATCCAGCTTGACTTCGTTATTCTCAACCAGCAGACCAGCTTCAGTGAGCTGTAGAAGGTTGTCTAACACACTAGGAGGAACAAGATATGCCGGAATTCATAAGTGCGGATCACATAGCAGCCCAAAACGGTGCGTTCGAGCCCCAGCGGAAGAACAATTTTACGCTGGTGATTGCGATCGACCAGAACAGGCTGCTCCAGCGGTCGTTGGACTCGTTTCCGCTTCCGAAGGAAGCAAACGAGGAGGTGGCTGTAAACTATGCAAATGAGGTCAGGAAGGTCGCCGGCAGGGCGGTGTTCGAGAATCTCGAGCTCGTCCTTAAGGACTTTGCCGATCAAGGTATCGGGCAATTGCTGATCGCCTGGAGACGGCAAGTGTATGATCCTTCTAACGGAAAGATCGGGCTGGCGAAGGACTACAAGAAGAGCGGGGAGGTCGTCATGTTTGCTCCGGACGGCACCTTGCAGAGGACCTGGACTCTCATTGGCTGCTGGCCGAGCAAGCTCGACCCCGGGGGCGGGGATATGAACGCCAACGAGAACAACAAGATCTCGTGCACTCTTACGATCGACAAAGCAATCCCAGGCAAGGCTGGTTCGAAGAGCTCGTCTTCCAGCGGGCAGCAATTTGGTGGAAACACGGCCAGAGGGTCGTTGGTTGGACAGGGTTCAATTCTGGCCTAAGTACGAAACACGGAAGGAGGCTGAACCATGGCACAGGAGAAAACCTCGGCGCCTGCCGCGGCGAAGGAGTTGCCTAAAGGTGCAGCAACACGTAGTCCTTACTCGATGGAGGTAACTCTGCCGAGTAGAGGCAAGTTCTACGGAAACGCTCTTCCTGACGGAAAGGTCTGGATTCGTCCGATCACCGTCGCAGAAGAGAAATTGTTTGCCAGCAACACGAACGCAACGGATATTGCGGACAGAGTGCTCGCCAGGTGTATTGAGTCAGAGTGCATTTCTCTTCAGGAAATGCTTCAGACTGACAAGTACTACCTTCTTCTGACTCTGCGCTCTCTGAGTTACGGGTCAGATTACCCGCATAAGATCAAGTGCCGATGCGGGAAAGAGTACGTCCATAAGATGACAGTTCCTGATGGGCTGATGCTCAAGATGGCGACAGAGACTGACGTCGAGCCGTTCGAGGTCGACCTGCCGATGGTGAAGAAGAAGGTGACATTACGGTTCCTTCGAGGCAAGGACGAAGACCTAGTTGACCAGTACATCGCGCAACTCGAAGGAGCAAATGCAAATGATGGCGATCCGGGGTATGGGTATCGTCTGTCTTTACATATCGTCGCGATCGACGGTGCTGAGCCCAGTAGTCTCGAGCGACTTCGCTTTGTTGAAAGCATGCATGGCAGAGACTCTCAGACGATCCGTCGGGCGATAAGCGTAAGAGAGACAGGCGTCGATCTAACCTTGAAGGCAGTTTGTCCCTTCTGTCAGGCAGAGTTCGAAACGCTCCTGACTCTGACCCGCGAGTTTTTTCGCCCGAACGTTTCCTAGCGGTCGTGAGTTTCTGACTGCTCGGTACAAGCGTCAGTTGGCGTTGGCGATCGGAGGAAACGTGACAATCACCGAGTCATCAGCGATGACCATTCCTGAGTTCGAGCACTTCGAACGTGCTTTCAACGAGTTGATGGAAGAGGCAAGAAAGGCTCAGGCAAAGTCAGGTTCGTACGACGCACCTTCGATGCCGGGAACGCTCGGTAGGGCGAGGATTCACTGATGGCTGAAGAACTTCTAACTGAGCAGATCTTTAGGGCAAAGTTTGACGACCAAGTAACAGGTCCGGCCCAAGAGGCTGTTGACAAAGCGAGGAAGATGTTTGAAGACTTGGCCTCTTCAATGAAGGCAGAGATCAATTCTGTGCGAGGTGGGGCAGAAGGCGGTCCAAAGTTGTCAGGTACATTCAGAGCAGAAGTCACGCCCGGGGCTGCAACAACAGCGTCAGCTTCAATTGGGATGACTGATGATTTTCGAATATCAATGATCTACCTCGGTAAGGCTCTTCTCGGAATAGTCCAACTTCTCAGAAAGGCTGAGGGGAAAAAGAAACCAGAGGAAGAAGGGGGTACTCTTGCTGAAAAGACAAGGAGATGGGCCGGATTCAAGGAACTGGCAAGATCTTTCAAAGATGAGATGCACAAGAATTTTTCTCTCATCAAGGGATTCTTGGTCGGTACAATACTGGGCCCGGCAATAGAGGAGTTCTTTGCGTTTCTTGAGCCTGTTATCACACCATTCATCGAGATGTTTAGGTCACTGATCCGTCATCCTGAGGTGAGAAAGTTCTTGGACTGGATCACCATAAAATCACAAGAGGCGGCTCGTTCGCTTACTCGAGTATTCGGCCTTTGGATTGAGAAGCATGTTCCGAGGATCACGAAGTGGCTTCAAGCTGAGCTTCCCCGTTGGTGGGATGAGTTCATCGCTCGTTGGAAGATTCGCGGCAAAGAAATACTGGATTGGATTTCAAACTTTTACGAGAGGTGGATCAAGCCTGTTGTTAAGGCTTTTCAGGACATGAGCAAAGTTCAGATTGGGGGACAATCACTGGCGGCCTGGATTTTCGATATTGGTATTGCACTCTTTATCATCGGGCAACTCTTTGGGTGGATGCTTCCTCTGGTTATGATGTTAGGAAGTGGGCTAGGCTGGCTGTTCCGTTCAGCGCTGATACCATTGGTTCGGTTTCTGTTCTTGACACCCTGGGGTTTATTGATTGCGGGATTGTTGGCACTCGGATGGGCAATTCACAAACTCGTTCCTGGAGAGGATTTTCTGGTGAAGTTGAAGAACGCTGGACTGATCATCTGGGACTACTGGAGTTGGTTATTCACGAATCTAGGCGGATTCATTGCACACTGGGCAAAAGGGTTGTGGGGGCGGATTACTGGCCGCGGCGGTGAGACAGGAGAATACAAGTGGACAAAAAGGGAGTGGGAGCATCTTCCGATTGAGAAGAAGGGCGGTGGCCTTACAGCTGAAGGCGCTGCGGCTGCGATCCCGATCGAGCCGACTCTTGAAGGAATGGCTCCTGAGTGGTTAAAGGGTATGTTGCCCGGAGCTACCCCTTCCGTCTCGGGTGCAGAAGGGTCGTCAGCAGGAAGAGTGGAAGATCTGCTTTTGAACATCAATAACACACTGAAGGGCGGATTCACGGATACTGCTGACGCGCTTGTTGGCGGCGGAAAAGATCTTGATTTCGGAATGGATCTTGATTGGAACCCTGCATGAATGACAACACAGCAGGTTCAGCAAGGTTGCGAATCAGCGCAAAGGGGATAACCCTCGACTTTGAACTCGAGCAAGGGTTCAGTGATGGGTACGAGAATCGCTTTGAGGTTCCTGGAGAGACCAAGCAGAGGGCGTCGAATCCGAAAGGTTATGACTGGCGGGGCGGCAAGTTCAAGCCGATGCGAGTTGAGATCAATCTTGTCGTGGGTGTGCAGAACGCAATTCAAACTCCGGAGAAGCTCAAAGAAGTCGTTCTGGCCTTTTTCAAGATCGCTCTTCCCGACAACGTTGAGACTATTCGAACACCGGTTACTGTTCAGGTAGGATCTTGGTTTAGTAGAATCGGATACATCGTAGATTTGACTGTGAAGTGGGACGAGCCATATGATATTGATACCGGGATGCCTTACCGAGCCAATGTTCAGTTTGAGTTCATCGCTGACTTCTACAACAAGGAGTCAGATCTAACTCTTGACAAGAATCCAAAGTCGGCAGATTTTGACTTCCAGTTTATAGGCAAGGCGCGAGGAGGGGGGACGCCCGCCGCGTCTTGGTAAGGAGCCCGGTAAATGATCAAGCATCTTGAAAAACGAGTTGTTGTTGACAACAGGTACGCACTGACTGATATTCATGTTGACGATTTCGTGGGCCCCGGCCGTCGCCGCTATGGCTTGTGGAAGGCTCCGGCGATCAAGACACTTCCAGAGCTCCCTCTGAGCGAAGGTACGTACTTTAGGTACACAATCACTGCTGCAGATATCGGACGAATTGATCTCATTGCTTGGAGACACTATCAGGACGTGAATCTCTGGTGGGTCATTGCCCGGTGTAACGGGATTGCGAACCCGTTTGAGGATTTGGTCATAGGGCGGGTTCTTCTGATTCCATACAAAGCGCTGGTGGTACAGGCCATCGAGCAAGGTAGAACTTTCGTATGATAATTGCTGATACTGTAGATGTTCAGGTGGGTGGCAACACTGTGAATTTTCAAAAGGTGGGTTCGCTTTCCGTTCGAGTATTCGAATCGATCTATGGCAAGTCTCAGTATCATCTTCGCTTTATGGACAGGGATGCGTCGCGGTGGAACAAGATCGCACAACAGACCGATATCTTAGTGAATATACGAATAGGTGCTGTTACGAACGTTGACACAAAGGGATTTTGGTCGAAGTGGAAGGAAGCAAGAGTTACAGGGTTGAAGCTTGTGTCGACCGCGGACAAGATTGATGTGACAATCACTGCCGAAGACGAGTTTTTTGACTTCAAAAGAAGGGCCACTCAGCGAGTCTTCATCAAGAAGTCCATTTCGGAGATGATCGAAGCTATTGCCAAAGAATACATTCTTGATACTGACCTGATTGAGACCACTGACAAGTATACACTTCGGCAGGGATGGATGACTGATTTTGAGTTTCTTACCGAAGAGTTGCTTCCTCGAGCGCGGGCAAAGAATCCTGAGGAAGTTTTTCTTCTTTACATCAGACAGGATAGCCCCCCAAAGTTGGTTTTTACTTCGCTGGATAAGCAATCGCGGTCAGGAGAACCAAAGCTGAAGTTTCGTTGGGAGCCCACCGGGGCGTCGAAATCCGAGTTTGATCCTCTTGGCAGAGCATTCATCACTGAGTATACATCTACAACTAAGTTGGATCCCTCCAACTTCGGGACGAAAACAGTGACATTTGATGTGAATAAAGCCCAGGGTGTTCCTTACATGGTTTCCTTTCTTGCGAATGATAGTACTTACAACTATCCACTACTCGGAGCAACAAAACCTGACCCGGTATCGCCCCTGCCCGCAAAAGTGCAGAGCATCTTAATGGACGCTCTCGATCTTGACTTTCCAACTGAGCTCAAGACACGAACAGATTGGAAGTTGCGAATGAATGAGCGGGTAGCAATTTCAACTCTACTTCTTCATGCCGCACAGATTGGTGAGATAGCCGAGATTGACGCAAAGGTTGTAGGCGGGCAGAAGCTTTTCAGCTCAGGAAGATATCTGATCTACGCGCTGTATCATATCATTTCTGGTAGAGGTTCGAAAACACTGACATTCTTGGAGCGTCGTGGTACTGTAAAGGGAAAATAATGACCCCACAACAATTTCTACAACTACTCAGACAAAGGAAAGTCAAGTACAAGGTGGTTGATCGTTATGTAGATGTAGAAGGTGACTGTAACATAGGTGGTCTAGGT